GTGTTAATAATAAATTTATCAGCACTATCATCAATTCCCATAATTGTTTTAAGAGTTGAATGACCAAAAGTAATTGTTCTATCTGTACCATCTGCATCTGCACCTATAATTAAACTAACTATATCATCACCAGCAAAACTATCTGTATTATATACACTCATTAAAGTTTGGAAACTATGTGTGTTTGTTGCCGCCGCACCTGCCGCTACTTTAACAATAGCAACTGGAACATCATCATTATTTATATCTGCAATTCTAGCAGGATTAACTTGACCCGCACTAATTGCTAATCTATTGTTTCCAGCATCAATATATATTAAATCATATCTATCGTAAGTGCTATCACCAGCACCAACTGTAACTGTATTGTGTCCGGAACTACTAGATAAAGTAACTTTTGTTCCTAGTGTTCTATAAGTAGTTGGGTTAGCCAACACAAAATCATCAGAAGATTGTGTAAAAGTTCCACTACTAACAACACGACAACCAGAAGCAATAGCAAATAATGTTTTAGCAACACCGGTATGAATAGTATCGGTACCGTCTACTAAACCACCAAGAGTTCCTGTAGTCCCAAATGTAGTAATTTTCCCTTCGTTTGCTACCATTATACCACGTCCACTGAAACAACTAATTCTATATTATCACTAGAAGTAATAGGTCCAATACCATCAAAAGGGACTCTCACTAACATTATTGCACCAGCCGCGTAGGTTGTTCCATCAATTGTAATATCTGTTGCGGTATTAAAAATACCAACCTCTCTTATTACTTCTCCTACATAGGAACTAGCACTTAAAGTTATTGTGAAATCAATTGACGAAATACCTGAAGTGGTTATAGTTATTCCACTAGTTTGAAGTTCTGTACCCCCTACACTAAGCGGTGCATCTAAGTTTGTAGCATTTGGGTTGGAACTATCTCCACCTGTGCCTATTTTATATCCTAAAAAATTATCTTGTACAAAATCCCTAAGTGCTTGTCTTGCTAGTTCTGTTATCATAGTAAATCATACTCCAAGTTTTGTGTTGACTCTCCTGTTGGGACCGTTATTCCTAGTGTTGTATCAACACCAAATATGGTCGTAAATCCAAATACATTTGCTACTGTACTTGTAGCAGTAGTATACTGTACTTTAAGTTTAACTGCTCTAAGCGCAACTTCTTCTTGTATAAAACTGCTAGGAGTCGTGGTTTTATATCGGTCACCACGTAAAGCAGCATCTACCCTTTTACCCTGTACTAATAATTCTGCAATGCGGTTTGTTAGATTCTTAGCATATTTACCTACTTTAACATCCATGAATCCTCCTATTTCATAGTTAATTTCCAATACGATATACTCACCCCTTGCTATTTTTTCTGATGGGTAATTAATATTAATTATTTGTCCGGGTCTTAAGTATGGGCATTGTTCATATAACACCTTAAAAGATATTGCTGGACTAGATTCCGAGTGAACTCGTAATAGATTCATAGCCTTTCTTTTACATGCTTCTTCTGTGACTATAGTTAAGTCAACCTCTTCTAATTCTTTTAACCCATCTTTCTTTACAGAATTATAATCTCTTACTGTGCTCTTAACACCGTCACCATACACTGTAATTTGATTAAAGAAATCAAATAAGTTATTATCTCTAGATATTTGTCCTATTCTATTGTCTGCATCAAATTCATTAAATTCAATATTAGTATAATCTTCATCTTCAATATCCTTAACTAATTGAACGGTTTTACCGTCTACTATTAATTTTCTATTTTTGAGAGATGCGACAAAATTCACAGCACTAAAACTGTCTAAACCTTGCACATTAAACGCTTCATAGTACTTTGCAGTATCTGTTGTTTGAGTATATGTTATATCTGTATTTTCTATTAAATCATTAATTACTTGTTCTGCCTCATCTACTACTTGGAAATTAGTACCTATGGAACATCGCTTACCATTAAATTTAGGTTTATTAAAAGTAGACAAAGTAAAAATCTCCCCAAAAGATACTACACCACCCATTGCTTTAATATTAGACATTTCTAATCTATATACAACTGGGGTGGTGTTCGCTCTTGCTACTTTAACCCCTGAACTATATCTAGAGTGCCCATCGGTAATAGACATTTGATATGTTGTATTATCTACAAATCTTGGTTTTGTAACATTTGCTACACCATTAACTGTTTCAGGTGAATTAGTAGCAGTAGCGAAATGTTGTGCACTTCTAATATCTACGAAGCCTCCGTCAATTACATCTATATTAATAGGCATAAACATAGATAGTAAACCCTCATTATACATAGTATCTACACTGGCATCAAACCCAGCATCATAATAGTTAAACCTATTAATAGGCCCATAACATTTATCGCTACCTGTTACTTTAGAATAAGAATTAGATAGTGTTAACAGGTTAATTTCTGACGGGGTAAAGTCATAGAATGTATCTTGTGATATTCTCATAACTCGATAAAACCCTGTGCTATAAGTATTAGCATTATCTATTTCAATTACGTGTTTAAAGTATTCTGTGTTACTTGTTTCAGATAATTGTTTCTCTATAGTATGAGATATAATTTTATGTATAAATGTGGGAACAGTATTATTAATTGCTCTATTGGATGTAGAGGCATTAGCAAACGTTTTGCCTTCTTCACTAACTAAATAATAACCCGTAAGGTCAGGACAGAAATGAATCCATCTATGTAATTGTCTATCATCTCCGTCATTTGCATAACTTTTATTTTCAATTAGTTCGGTAATATGATTACTGTCTGGAGTATTATAAATACTAAAAGTAATCCTTCGTCTTTTCTGAGCATGAATATCTATTGTTCCACCAATACCTACATCATCAGCCTGTAAATTTACAACCGGTTTATAGTATACTTCTGCTCCGGTAATTGAGGTTTCATTGAATCTTTGGTCTTGCACCGGACTTGATGATTTTTCTTCAATACCGTTACCCGCCTTAGTTAATCCTAAATATGAATTTAACTCTCCTGTACCTTCGTCCTGTAATTTATTACTATTTGTGTATCTACTTAATTCGTCAAACTTCAAAGCAGCGTATGGGTTATCCGAAGAAGTTCCACTATGAGCAGTTTGAGCAGAACCTAAATATGCTTGGCCGTAAGAAGTGCTATAAAAGTAATTATCACCATCACCTTTAGGATAACTTAAATTAACAATTGGGAAAGTCATACCGGCAGTTGCTATAATATAGTCAGCCCGCATACCTAATAAGAAAGCATCACCCACTGTAAAGTTAACACTACCTGAACCATATTGTGCGTTAGCCATATCATCTACAAGAATCGCAGCATCTGCAATTACACTAGCAAAACTACTTCTAAACTTATTACTTAACAATCTAATAAATTCGTCGGAAGCACCACCACCATCTTCATCATTTCTTGGGTGAAAATATATGGCCTCAAATTTATCTATATTTTCTAAATCATCTGAATCAACACCTATTTTAGTGTTAAGATAAGCACCAGCCTGAAATTCACTAGCATACCCAACCCCTGTAGTTCTAACATTCATTGTGTTATCTGAAGAATTTGATGGGTAATCTAATATAACATCTTTAGACCTTTTAGCATTTAGCATCGTATTTTCAAAAAACGCATTCGGTTTGTAACCTCTAGTAATTAAACCTATCATATTATTTCTAATCTTAGAACCACCAGAAACTTCTACTTCCGTTAGACGGGAAGTATTACTAGTGTTTGTTTGCGTAAAACTATCTTGTACTAACATTTCATTAATAACTCTAGAACTACTTCTAATTAATCCTTGAATACTAGATTTAAATGGGGAATATCCCTTATTTACATCCAGAGGCCCATAGTCCGAGGCAATAACATTAGTATTTGTGTTACCTAAGTATAAAGGACTTATTAGTTGATTATGTATTAATTCTTTATTGTGGTTATATCCAGCATTGTTATTAGTTACAAACCAAGGAAACTGGACGCTACCACTAATAATATGTGAATTGAATTCTTGTATTTTTACATTAAAATCATGTTTAATATTTATAGGTGTCCCACTTTGATGAACTGAATCTGGCCCAACGCTAAAATATACTTCAGTTCCATTAGCAATAGTAGGACCACTATAGTTAGAACCTAAAGTTATAGTAGCCCCACTTATGGCACTAACTGTGCCTATAAAAACTCTATTAGGACTTGTAGCAGAAGAACCCGTAAGAGGGTCAGCGTAAATTTCAATAGGTACTATTTGTATAATATCTCCACCAGAAACACTTGGGTCAGCAGGTGAATGGTTAATCAAAGCATGGTCAAATAACTTTTCATACTCAGGAACGTTAGGACCATTTTCGCTACTACTTGCGGATTTAAGAGTAATTTCTACATTTGAACTATTATCTGCTGCGCTCTCTATCATAGCATATTGTCTATCTTCGTTAGTTACAGACGTAGCAGTATTACCAATTCTAGCAATAATCATACCTTCGTGAAAGTGACTAGCATTACCGTAAGCACCATTACTGATTGTTATTACATTACCAGATACAGCAGTAACTGTTGCGCTAGTATTTATATAATTAGTAGGTAAACTTGTTAATCCTGAACTAGACCTTCCACCTGTAGCCGCTGGAGATGCATTTAAAGTCACACTACTAGCACCATTAGTTAATTCTGCTCCAAGATTTAATACTGCAGTATGAAATTTAACTTGGTGGTCATTTGCACTAAATAATTCATTATGCAATTGGAATTTTTTATTATGAACATCTAGCATCGCAGTATAATTATTTATATCAGTTTTATTTTCTACATCAACATTATTAAAATGCCAATCCATAGTCATCTCTACCAACCTAACTACTCCAAATCTTTTCATAGTATTAGGTGAAATAGAACTTGTGTTGACTGGTAAAATATCATAAGAGGCATCATTTTGTCTTTTAGATGTTAATTGTCCGACATATTTATCATGCTCTATCCCTGCTACCGTAGTACCGCTGGCTTTAAAAATTAGAGAGTAATCTGTAAAAGACCGTGAGGCTGCAGGGTAACCTATATGATTAGGTCTAGTCATACTATCAGGATAAATATCACCCAATGCAAACAAAAAAGTATTTATTGCTTTGGGGTCATTTGCTTCAAAGAACATCTTATCTACATAGAAAATATTATCGTCATCGCTGTCTTGGGCCAATAACCTACCCCAGTATTTTTCTCTGTAATTATCGTGGTCATTATTCGCAATACTACTAGAATCTTGACTATGATTTGCGTTATCACAGTTTCTAGGAATCAAAGTTGTATCATAGAAATTACTACCCAATACGGGCATTGGACCCCTAGTTTCAGGAGAACCCTCCCGTAATTTTGTATCAGAAACTGAGTTATCATCACCTAAAGCGATAGTTTGTCCATTACCATCAATTCTTACACCAGTAAGACAGGCTCTAATATTACCTTTTTTATCTCTATATAAATCTAGACCAGTAATACCAAGTATAGATGTCTTAGCAGTATTAGTTATTCTATCACCTATTTCATCCTGATAGTATATACTACCATCTTCAAGGTATGAATACCTCCACATAAAAGAACCGAATCTAGTACTATATGTTGCATATAGTTTAGGTGAACCTAGGTTATCATCATTTAATTTTCCTACAAAGGATATAGGGTAATTTTCAGAATCGTTATTAGTTATTGCTTCTGAATTTAATAGGTGTAATATCCCACCGGAGGGCAAGCCCCCTTTGTTAATTAGATAAATATGTTGTTCGTTAGTAATAGATTTTCTAGCAGTATTTGAATCAATCCTACCTAAGACAGTGGGCATGATTGGGGCTACGCTGATATTGTTAAGTCCATCATCTAACGTTTCTATATCTATTACATCGTACTCGGTCATAGAGGAAACAGTGTGTAACTTGTTTTCAGTACCATCAGAGTTAAAAGGAACAAAACCTTCCGGGGACATATTAGAATCAATTTGAACAGTATTTGAAATAGTATAACCTAATGAGTTTTCATTATCTAATCCTACATATGTGTCTGATTTTGACCCAACTAATGATGTTGAATCCTGCCCAGTATAGACATTTATTTTTTTACCAGAAATAAAGTTTATACCTTTGTCTGCACTACCTCTTAAGGTAGTAGGAGTATCAGTATCAGTTTGATTTGTTGATAAAGATTTACCTGCCATAATGGTTGATTTAGCCACATAAACTATTGCTTCTGTGGAATTAGCAATAGAGAATGGTGACGTTCCCGCCCCCGGTGCAGTAACACTAAATTTTGGTGTAGTAACATCTCTGAATATATCTTCTGATAGAGGTGTTTCTAAAGACACAGTTACTGTTACTCCAGTTCCGGGGTCAGAAGTAGCGGTATTTGCAGACACTATACCTAACAAAATATACTGTTCCCTCGGTGAGGATAAATACCTATAATATATTCTATCACCAATTTCTAAAGGAACGTACGTTCCACTACCCCTTCTTGATGTACTAATATTAGCGGAACCTGCATCTTGAGTAGCGAGAGTGCTACCCGATGTAACTCTCAAATCTAAACCTGTATCAGTCATTTGACTAATCGGACTCATAGTAGAATAAACATATTCATCGGAATAAAGGTATTTTTTATTATTTACCTTTGCTAATAACTTACCTAAGTCATCTCTACCACTAATTGTGTATTTCATTTGCGTACTTTCAGTTTTACTATTAATATATTCAACAGTTCCATCAAAAATAACATTATCAATAAATGCCCCACCACCAACGTAGTTAATTATTGGCGCTATATATTTAACAGAGTTACTTGTTACAGTAGAAGTTCCTCTATTTTCATTACCATATTGATAAATATTAAAAGCACTATCATTTAGTTCAAAGTATTGGTTATTCTTATCTCCTTTATCTACAGATAATCTATAACTCTTAAGGTCACCATCATCTAAAACAATATTTAAATCCCTATAATCTACTTGAGATGTAGTAACAGTAATACCATTTTTAGTTATTGTACCATCAGCCGCAACTTCAGTATCTATCTTAGCGTTAGTTAACAAATTAGATTTTAACGTAGACCATGCTCTCCTAAAGGCTTTTACGCCTGATAGAGTATCATGTATTGTTGTCCCTGTTGTAAATGTGGCTGCATTTTTTGTTTTATATGCATCAATTGTAACTACTTGAGTTCCTGCCGATTTAGATGCTATTGAGGCTACCACATAGATATAGTCATCTATACGAATAGTTTCCCCATCACCTAATAGGCGGGCTAAATCTTGTTCATCACCGAGTTCTTGAAACTCTAACTGTCCAGCAGTAGTATTTGTGTGAACCTTACCGGGTAAATTTACATCATAGTTATTATTTAACTTCTGTTGGTATAATACGCTTCTAACTTTAAAATCATCATTCATTTTAATTTTTTCATCTAGAACCTTTTCAAAGTCATATATTTCTAACTCAGCGTAGTTACCCGAAACAGTAACTGTTTTAGACACCTTAACTGATGATACGTTCTCTAATATTTTAGTTATTTCCGGTGATTCAACAAATGATAAATGTGTAGATGGTCCTGAATATACAGTAGCAACAGATTGACTTCCACTTGCTAATCCACCAGATAAGGTATATACTGGCCTACTAGCATTTAAAAAACAAGTGTCCCAACTAGTTAAGTTGGCAGTATATGTTTGTGCTGAACCAGCGTAATTAGTATAGTGAGTTGTTGTACTAGCACTAACTGTGCTATCATATGTGTGGGCCGTATCTACTATTTTAACAGTTTGTTTGTATGGACTTTTATCTAATAATCTAGGTCCGAATGATTGGTTAGTTAAGAAACAAGTACTACTATGCACATGGCTAGACCCATCATATCTACTTTTCCTAACTTCATATTTTGTATTATGTGCTAGTTCGTTATCTATTGGGTTATCTATTCGGTCATTGTAGAAATAAAACGTTGGTCGACTAACATTTACATAGTGGTTATGTTTATCACCTGTTCCTGTTAAGCCGTAACTAACTGCTACTAAATCAGTATTTGTAGATGAAGGCCCTTTGTATACCGCGAATTTGGTTCCCTCTGGTATATCTTCTTTTAATCTAGGTTCAAATTCAAAGCCGTCTCCAGCATTATCATAATTTAATACTTCGGTAATTTTAGCAAAATGGTGTTTATTACCATTATCGGAATAAATCAATACAAAATAATCGTTAGCCGTAGCCAAAGAAGAACCACTTAGTATATTTGTGAGCGTAACATCTGAATGAATTTTATATCCGGGAGTTGTACTTTTAGCCGATTGGTGACTATCTATTGTAGTATTGGTTGGATATAATCTATTAACAGTAGATGATGAAACACTGTTTAAAGTATTAGCAGGGGCAGCACCCCTTGTTTTATATATCTCAAAACAGTTTATATCACCGGCTAATGCTGTACTATTTATCTCTACTAGTGTAGGGTTAGTTGGTGTATTATGTCCAATAATAGGAGTAATTGTAACAGTGTCGTTACTTTCATCAGCGGCGACACTTCCTAATGCTAACGTAGTGCTTGCATCTGCGGTTAAAGTATAGTTAGTATTATTTCCACCATCAACAGCATTTGTAATTGTAATAACCATTCCCTGTTTTAAACCAGTAATAGTTCCACCACTATCTCTACTAAAAGTATTAGCACTAGCATCAAAGTCACCAACAACATCAATTAACGGTGGTAAACTTTGTCCAGTATCTACTGCGTGTAAACTCATATATCTGCCTCCTCGAAATCAACATATAGTAACGTATCATTATATTGTGGTAATAAAGTAGTTGTAGTATTGATAGAATTTTTTGAACCACGTATTACTGCTACTTCGTGAAGTTCTCCCATAAACTGTGAATATCTTTTAGAGGAACTAGTTCTATCCTGACCTAAAGTAATATCAGCATTACCGAAACTAAATGTGTTTGTATCTGTGTGCTTTAATGTACTAACCTTAGCACCGTTGTAAAATATATTAATAGAGTTAGATGCTTTATGATAACTAACCCCAACATGATGAGGTGATAGCGGGTAAGTAATTTCTCGAGGTGCTTCTATGTATATATCTTCTCCATTAAGAGAACTTACGTTTGAATCTAATGTTAGTAATGCTCTACCGGAAGTATACGTAGCAGCGGTAATAGTACCCATAACAGTTCCATCACTTTTATATAACTTTGTACCTATTTGCGCTCTACCATTATTTGAATCAATTATATCCATTTTACTAGTAGTAGGAGATGCGGCCGAAGAAGGATAGGTAGCGTTAAATCCACTATCCATCAAATGAACTTGGTTATTAATATAATTAAACTCGGTAGGAGCAGAAGCATTCATACTATGTGTATTTCTTGATTTAAATAATACAGGAGTTCTTATTGTACTAGTTGTACTACCTGTAGTTAATTTTGCTTCAAAATAATACTCCGCTGGTTGATTAACATTTGTTGTTGTGCTGTTTATTAAATATAATTTAAAATTAGTACTTGAAAATAAACACATTTGGTGAGATAATCTATTAGTTGTAGGCATGTAGCCTTCATCTAATGTAGTTGTACTGATGTTTTTTTCTCTAGAAGGCATAGTTTTTTGACTAGTTTGGTGTCCAAAGTCACCATTAATAGACCTATCATAAGTGGCTGCAGCCTGAGAATTAGAACCATATCCGTTTACATCGTAAGGAACGAATAACATTTCAACTGTAAAACTACCTTCGTGGTCCCAAATACCCCTAGCCTCTGATGCAATATTATCAGAATAATCTACACTAACATACCCATCACAAAGAACTGGGAATTTTAACCCATATTGATTTCCCGCATATGGAATTAAATTCATGCATCTTCACCAAATATATCCTTTGCGCTACCCATTACGTCGAAGATAAATTCACCATTGATGGTAAATGTTAACCAAGGTTGCCCCGGCACAAAATCTGTAGTAATACTTTGGATAACAACAGGGTGAGAAACTATTGATGAGGAATGGGATGGTTTGAAGTATTCAGAATTATCTAATGTAACTGCTCTAAGGTTATCTTGGTATCTAGCCTTAAAAGAATATGGGATAAGTGGTAAGTATTCTACAGGGGTATTTTCATCAACACCTGTATGGTAGTTATAGTCATAACCAACTCTACTAGGAATAAGTACGGCCATATTTGTAATATTTTGATATGGTTGTAGGAATGAGGAATCTAATGAGGAATGTAAAAATTGCGCTATTTCTTGCGCTGTAAAAATTCTAGCGACTTCTGAACCATCCTTTCCGGGATATTCACCACTAGCAGCAAGTGGGTTATTTTCATCTAACTTACCACCAGTAGGGTATTTTCTAACCATTAATTGTTCGGTAATAATACCAGTTATACTAAACGTTTTAGTTGCCGCTGCAAGGTCAATTGATAGTGTTTTTGATTCACCAGTAACTAACGCTGTTCCGGGAATAGAAAATGTAGGTCTTGATTTGTTTGTTTGTACGTTAAAAGATTCAGCCAGTAGACCAATTCTATTTGTAATTGGAGATTGTGAGCCTAAGTCGTCATCTGCCCTAGCACTAAAATCTAAGAAAACGTGATAAGACATACCTCTTGTTTGTGGGGCTTGTGAACTAGATGAAATGGATTCAGTATTAAATAATATATAATTTATTACTGCTCCAGAAAAAGCACCTTCAGTAATTAGTGCTTGAGTAACTACCATTGTTGTAGTTCCTACTTCGCTTACAGTATATGTTCCAGTATTATTTGTTGAAGCAATAATTCTAATTAAATCCCCAACAATAAAACCATCGGTAGTAAAATTCCCAGATGCTCTAGTAATTGTAGAACCAGAAATACTAATTGCTACTATTGCGCTTTCAGTCATTATGCTCCCCTCGTTCTACTTGCTGTAGTGCGATTAACTTCCATATTAACCATGCGCCCAATCTTTTGTGCTATATCTCGTAGTTCTGTATCGGACGCACCAATACGGCCTTGAACATTAACTGTGATATTATTAGTATTACCTGTAGCCATTCTCTTTGAATCTGAATTACTATATACTGTAGAACCTGTTGGTAAAGATACTAATTCCGGACCTCTTTCACCTACTAAAGTTAAACCTGACGCGGGACCACCCATCGCCCTACCCGGAATAAATCCTTGTATTAATGTTCCAACAAGGGCAACAGAGGCAGCCGCTAGTAGACCTAACATTACTGACGGAAGAAAATATATAAACGCAGCAATAGAACCAATAATAGTAAGTATGTTCAATCCAATAGATAAGGCTTTATTAAATCCTCCTTCAACATCATCCGCAGTAGAAGATAACCAATCCGTAAATGCTGAAGAAAGGAACTCCCATATACCCACAAGTATGGGTACTATCAATGTGCTAATTAGACCCCAAAGTATAAGCCCGGCACCAGTAACTATTTTAATTATAGCATCTAATATAGGTTGCCAGTTACCTTCTTCCATAAATGTATCTACCGCATTATATAAATCAATAAATCCACCTATCAACGTTCCGAAACCATCAATAAGTATTAGTATTCCTTCTACTACTTTTACACCAAATTCATATATCCCCTTACCAATCGCAAGAAGTAATTTACCTAAATTAAGTGCTTTAAATATAACTATAACTAATGTAATCGCTAGTAAAAATTTAGCAACAGCACCTGCAATTAATTTAATCTGTGCGCCAAATGCCTTCCAATCAAATTTTCTTAAACCCTTAAAGAAATTTTTCATACTAGTAAATTTTTCTACTAACTTAGCGGCTTGCTCTTTTCTATAAAGTTGTCTCTTGTATTTAGCCATGCCTCCTGCTTCAGCAACAGCCACTGCTTCACCAATTTTTTGTGCTTGCGCTAACTGATTTTTTGCTGTCTCCATAGCCTCCATATCTTCTAGCGCAAATTCACCCCTTGCTGTTTTTTCAGCAACGTTTTGCTGTGCAGTAAAATAAGCCTCTGCAAGTTCTTCATTATCTTTTATAGTATCTCTAGTTATACCAGTATCTAATCTTAGACGTTCCAATTGCATTCCTTTTTCAAAGCCTTTTTTAGTGTCCATAATACCTAGTGCTATTTTCTGCATAGGGGATAATTTTTCACCAGAATTCTTTTTCTTTCTTGCATCTAGAAATTTATAATAGGATTCTACAGTGTCCATAGCACCAACAGCAGCATTCTGTATTGCCCAAAACTCAGGAGCAACACGGGAAGAAATACGTCTAACTGCTACCCATGCTTTACCATACCATGTATCACTGGATGATAGATTGGCGGCACTTCTTAGCAACGTCTTAGTTTTTTTATCAGCCTTTTCTGTTTCTTTGCCTAATTTTTTAGCATTTTCTATAGATTGTTCCTGTAGTTCAACCATTCTTGAAATACCAGCAATCATAGCCTCTAATTTAAAACCTACACTGTCCATTGAATCCGTTGAAGTTTTTGCATTATAGTTCCATGCCATTTAAAATCACCCAAAGTTTATCCCATCATTACTAGACATTGTAGTTCCACTAGTTTTATTAGTAGATTTGTCTATTAAATCAGCCTCATATAATTTCACTTCGGAAAAAATAGTCATTAAATCAGTAACTAAACTAATAGGATAGTTTATTAACTCATGAGGTGGAATATTCAATTCTTTGGCTAAAGTATACATAATTACCCTCGATGCAATTTGTGGATTATCTATTTTTCCTGTTCTTATTGCTCGACGATAGGCACTTTTAAATCCTCATCCACCTCTGTAAATGCAAAGGGATTTGGTAAAATCTCCTTGATTTGCGAGCCGATATAGGGATTAAGACCTAATACATCCATAGCACTAAGAGCATGTTCAGTTTTCTCCACAAATGCATCCCAAAGGTAACGGTATACTTCCGCCATGTCTAGGTTCACTTCTTGAGAACCAGCATTGAAGTCGAATAACTTCATTTGCGCCTGTTCTAATTGCAGGAACGTTGGTTCCTTAATCCAAATTTTTAGGTACTCTTCGCTACCGGGAGCGATTCTAACATAATGCTCCGTTGCTTGTCGTGAAACTAGCAACTTGCTTTTATCTGTGGCTATTGTGTAACTCATAGTTGTCACTAACCTTAGCAATACGCCCTTTATTAATAAACCTTATGCAGTTATCCTTGAAGAACCCAAGAGGTTTTAGTGGATATTTCGGTTCCCTTACGGATAGGCATAATAGTAAATGATACTTCAAGCGGCCCTCGGTCATCTGTAGGTCCGGGGAAACTAGCAACAGAAATCATATAATCATCGAATTGAAGTTTAATATTTTCTCCGGTTGCTTTGGTTAGAAGTAACTGAATATTAGCATTACTCATAGCACTACGGAAAGAATCCTCATTTCTAAGTTCTGCAAATAGCCTTCGGTCTGTTAGTTGAGCAGTCATATTAATAGTATATGTCCTTTGTCCGGGTACTGCGCTTTGTATTTTCTTATTGTGTTGGCCGATAAAACGTTTATCAGTTAGGGTGTTTTCTATGGCTAAATCGAAACTAGTAACACGCATAAATTCACTACCGAATAAACTAATAGTTCCATCGCTAAAGTAATATGGGGTTAAGAAATCCTGCTTAGAAGCAGTAGCGACTCCAGTATTTTGTCCGAAGTTATTAAGAACTCTAGGTAAGTTAGAACCCTTAGTGATATTATTTGTAGCATCATAGGCCCTTCCAACATATCCTGTAGGACAATCAAAGACGGTTTTAACATTAAATGACATGTTAGCAGTAACTGCAGATTCCGCAGAAGCAGTTAAAGTTAATGAACCTAATGTTGCTCCCGGATGTATTTCTGCATATACGTTATCTTTCGTATCAAAAGTAGTTGCATCTTGTCTTGCAGTTGTTCCTCGGTCAACCATTGGTATAGAGTCAACATTTGAACCCTTTTCTGCTAATAATTCAAAAGCAAAAGAAGGTAAAATATTATCATTACGCTCGCTAAATGTATAAGTGATTGCGTTTTGAATAAGTCCAGAAGAAACACTTGGTAAAGTTACTTTAGCAGTGGCTTCTCCGGGTATTAATGGTGGGCAAATAGTAGCAGTTCCTTTTAATACTCTATGGAATTTACCATTTTGTGAGCCTCCGTCGTAATCTAAAGTAGCGTTTTCGGTATAACCAGCATGAACTTCGTGTGTTGATGCGTTTGCTCCTGCTCTTTGGAAAACATTTGTTGCAGGGTTAGTATCTACAACAGTAGAACTAGCAGTAGTTGTCCCCAAAGCATAATGTAACCATGTTCCGTGATTTAATGTAGCATCTAATGATGCCGCTGCTGGAGTTTCAATACCTTTGTATTGATATGTTACGTTTCTAGTTCCACCAATAGCCATCATTTTTTGTTCTGTCATTACATCTGGTGTAGATGGAGTAGCAGAATCTACTAACCCCAACCAGTTATCTGAAAGAACTCTAGCACTTACTCTAGCAATAGAAGTTAAACTGGATGATAAAGCGAAAGAAGTATCTCTACCCCAATATAATTCATGTCCTGAACCAAATGATTGAGTTGCCGTTTGTGCAAACGTAACTGTTGTACCATCAGAACTAAGAGTAATTACAATACCAATAACTGCTGCATTTGTTCTAGTATTTAAATCACCTGAAATAAAATCACCTGCTGTTAAAATTCCGGTCATAGATGTAGGCATAACTACTGTACCAATACTATTTGAAGCACTTGAAGCACCCGAAACTGTACCTAAATTAGCAGACAAAAAGTGTACTGTATCATCTGTGGAAGCACCATCATGTGCATCTCTTGCCGCTAATGCAGTATTATTAGCAGAAAAACCCCACACTTTACCAACACAAACACCATTCGCTGTATCATAAACTAATTCATCAATCGCTAATTTAGTTAAATCTGTACCTGATGTAGCAGTTACTTCTTCAATATCTTTTGTAAATGTACTAACAGTAGCAACTGTTTCTAAACTAATAGGTGCAGGAACTACTGCCCCATGTTGTTGTAAACAAATATATCCTCTTTTTCTTGAAGAAGAAACAGCAGCATTTTCGTCAGCGAATAATGTTGGAAAATCAGCAAGATTACCAGAAAGGTAAATAGCGTCAGCATCATTACCTGCTACCATAGCAGTAAATTCTAATGCGTAAGAATCTCCAGAAGCACTCTTAGTATAAAATTCTGCTGTACAACCCGTATATAAATCAGGAACTAAATGGTAATAATCTGTAAAATGTTTTACAGCGTTACTACCTTCTCCATGTGCATTATCAATTACCACAGATGCTCCATCCACAGCATAGCCTAAACTATACTTAATTAAGTGCGCTCTATTTGTGCTTGCTCTACCTAATGTTGGGCCATACGGCATATATCCTAAAAACAGTTTTGCTTCAGGGGCCATAGTCATTGTTAGACCGGAACCCATCCATACTTCTGATGTTGACATTTTACTTACCTACTTTTTTTGTTAACATGTGACGCCTTGTGCTAATCTTCTCATTGTTATATTTACTTTATATCCGAATAATTTATTTCTCTTGTCGTTACTTTCTGTTCTTCCGCCTAGTATTAAGTGGTTAATATTTTGATACAACAAGCCATTTTTGATATAGCCCTTACGCCTTAATTCGATTATATACCTAACTATAATATAAAGGCTTCGGATTCGGTCTATACCAAATGTACCAGAATTAGGGGAAACCTTACTTCCATTAGTTAGTGTTCTATCATCCTGTCTAGTGCGAATCCATATTTCCATTTCATGAATTTCGTCACGGGAATCCCAAAATACCGTAGGGTAATTTACAGTTTGAGAACTTTGAGAAATAATAAGTAAATCATTAGAATAAATAGGTTCGGGAGTCCCAGCAGTTCTATCTCCTGTTTCTACCTTACTAGTATTAATCCTATTACCACCACGGGCGCGACCTTGAGCATCAGTATTTTTACCAGAATTCATATTTCTAATATCTAGTATTTGTGGAGTTACTGCGTGTATGTCTGCTATTTGTCCATTACCGTTTGTAGTATCTAAAGCAGTACAAGCAGCAGCCCAGTTATCACTAAGGATTGTAATAAGTGATGTTGTTTCGTCTTCTGTTACTGCCATTACTCAAACACCTTTTTTAATTCCTGAGTAATTTTATTATTTATTTCTTCCTTTATAAACTTAGCAGTAAGTTCTTCTGACATTCTAACCCCAAGAAGTTCTTCGCTCATATTTTCTACTTCTTCTGCCTGCGACTTAGTAGTTTCTACTACATTAGGTATTTTTTCTTGTAAGGTTTGTAGTTTCTTTAAAATCTTATCAAACATTATCGTCGCCCTCTAAATGGTTTAGGGGGGTGGCTTCTATCGCGTGAAACTGTTGGTCTTGCCATATACGGACGTAGTTTATCTAAATATAAATCAGGAGGAACTTCTCTTTTTTTAATAAAACTATTTTCGTAATCTCTACTTAATGTTCGGACTGCCCTTCCTTTCGAACCATATGCTGTGTCAGGACTATGTGTATTGGTTCGCCTGCTGCCGTCCGGGTCATTTCCTCTTGGTGCTAAATTTGTGGCAGAAATAGATTCAATATATCCCCTTGATATTAAATCTTGAACTGGTCGGGGGCTCACTTTACGCGCATATTTGTAATAATGTTGGTATTTTCTTCCAATTTTTCCACTTGATGTTAAAACGTATAAATTAGTTACTTTCTTACTAATTTTATTCTTGGTTAAAATTTCCATCGTTATAGTATATTTTTTTGCTTCATCCGCAACTAATTCGTAAAACTTATCTTTAGCAATAGGTTCTCCAAGTTCCATATGATTTTTAATTATATCGGAATATATTTTAGTAAATATACCATCTATAAGTTTTTTTCTATTTTTTTTCCTAAAACGTTTTGCTGTAGGAGTATCAATTATAAGTCGTAAACCTAATGTATCTGTAAGCCCCATAGAATAATTAGAAATAGCCATGCTAACTTCTGGACCATAGGTTTCTATACCAAGAAAAAACTCATTATCCTGTTTAATTATATCATACCACATATTAATCACTATCCAAGAAATAAATAAGGCGCTTTTTCATACCGAGAATTTTATCAATTTCTTCCTTATACTTAGTATATTTATCTGTTAAAGCAAGTCCGGCCTCACCGTTCTCACCAAGTAAAAGCGTTGAATCGTCTTCGGCCATAAGTTCACATGCTACAATTTTGGTAGCGGCCTCAGTAATAATAGCAGGGACTGACGCCCCTCCTGTAAGATATGTAACACGAATAGAGTGTTTTTGATTATATGGGTAGTTAGTTCGGAAAAATATAGCACCATCATTACGAATATCCCACCAGTCCTGCTCACGGCCCCGGGCCTCGGTATCTGAAAAATCTTCCCTTGAAACCCCACTACCACTTACAGTAAGTGTGCAGTTTTTACCATCATCGCCCAGTAGCGTAGATGAGATTACTATCTTATTGTCCTGCTCCACAGTAGCATAAAAGAAATCACTAATAGAATCTGAACCTGATGTTATAGCCTTCCTCCCACTTGACCCGGTAAACCCATTAGTCATAACAGGTAACTGTTCGTTAATTAGATATGCTAACTCATATGCAGCGGTGCGATTACCATAAGTAGTATTGAATGTACTAACCGTAGTTCCGGGAGTTAGTGTAAAAGTAGTTCCGCTATTAGGTAAACGTAAAACAACATTTGTAATATTAGTATGGTCAGTAATTGTTACAGAAGAAGTAGCACCAGCAAGTTCTTCCCACTGATTACCACGCCATACAGCAAGCCTAACTATTTTACGAAGATTTTCTGCATTGAGTCGGATATACCCTACATAATCTGTATACTTATTATACATGCTAGCCCTATTCATTCTAAACATATCATAATCAAAATCATGGTATTCGTTTTCGATTAAAATTGGTCGCCATGAATCTTTTGTATATTCGTCAATATAATCTTCTGCATAGCGAATTAGTTCACCCACATGACCTTCTGTCGGATATGATGAATCATCGAATTCTGGAACACTGAGTAAATTAGCAATTCTTGCCACGTCGGTATAGTAACCTATACCGTTTGCGTAGTCCGCTTGATTTATTGATGTATCTGAAGGTCTGTGTATCATTCTGCTTCCACCCGCTTAAGTAATCTATCTAACTCGTTAATGTTAGAGTAAAGTTCATTATAAATCCTTACCTTAAAGAAGTCATATATTTCACCTTTTCTCTTATCTCCAACAGAAACCCTAGCAGTATCTTGCTGCGTTAATACACTTCTCATTGTATAGTTTTTACCGTGTAGAGGGACCACAGTAAAATCAACTTTACCGCTTGTCGATTCAACTCGTTTTTTCTGCGAGTATTGTAATTTAGTAAAGGACTTAAGTTTGTTACCAAACCTTTGTTGACTCCCATATGATTTATTAAATATAAAAGTGAGTTTTATTGTGCCTGATAAGTCCGCAATATCTACGGTATTAAAACCACTTGAACGTGTAAGAATATCAATAACCATTTGTTTAATATTATAGCCCTTTAGTAACTTATAACTACTACCCATTGTACTTTCTATACCCTTCGTCTTTTTAAAACTACTGATTGATTTTTTTGCTTTTGTAATTAGGCTGTTTATAAACGGAACACTGGCCTCTTCGTCAACCTGCATTAATTGTTGTAAGATAGTACGTAGATTATATTCGGCATTAACATTTAATAGTTGTACCTTCTTCTCATCATCCCCTTTTAGTTTCTCTTTTTCATCTGTTAAACTTTTTATGGCATTAATATTGTCTTCGCTTCTTCCAAATTCGTTAAGAAAATCTAATTTCTCTCTATATACATCGTCTACATTATCTGATTGAGTAATTTTACGTAAATGGGCTATGGTACCAATATCATCAGGGTCTTTTATTTCACCTTCAAGTTCTAAAAATACCTCTGGGGATAATGTGTCGTCTTGTACGACCCCCTCTTCTTCATCGGATTCTTCATCTTCCAATTCCTGCAAATCTTTCTTTTTCCTTTCCGCCCACTCTTCATATTCTTCGTCGGACATATCTGAAGTTTCAGGCATTAATTCATCATCACTAGGCTCTAATTGTTGGGTTATATCAGTTATTAAAGTATACATTGGTTCTATAACAGTTATTAATTCATCGTATTGTAAATCATCTTTTACAATAACATTCGTAATATTAGATAATCTTTCAGAATATTGTCCCTTTACCTCATCACTAGCCGAATTGATAACAGAATTTAAAATACTAATAACAGATTTTATTTGGGTCTGCCTTAGTATTTTCTGAACATCATTACCTTTAATTATAGATAACATTCTATGTGTTTTTCCAAAATCCTGTAAAGTGTCTAAAGCCTTTTCAGCAATATTAAGTAACTGTTCATCGACTGATAATTTGGCTGGTTCTGTATTATCTGTATTTACTTCAGCGTATTTTTGTAAATTTAACTCGTGATTAAATTTTTGTATGTTAGGTTTTCTAGTTTTAGTCATACTTTTTGCTGCGTCAGGAATTGGTGATTTTTTAGACAAATCTAAGTTAATATTTAGTGATAGTTCTACAGTATCTTTCTCAGAAGTACTAGTATATACTATCGCTTTCGAGAATGCAATTCCTTTATCGGTTTTCTTTTTACTTGTTATTTTATCAAATATTTCAATAATACTAGCATCATCCTGTTTTCCATCTAACATATTTATTGTATCTTTAGTGTATTCTGTCTCACCTAGTAAATCTTCCATGTCATTTATAGATATGGGGTTTGTCCCCTCTAATATTCTTAATGGTAAATTTTTACCGTCTAACTCTACATCTACCTGTTTAGTAGTAGATTGTGTCACTATTATTTTACCACCAGAAAGTTGTTCTAAAACCTCCTCTGCGATTTCTGATGCTAATTTATTTACTGCATCTAAACCTTTTAGTTTTTTATTATCGTGTTCATTAACTAGTTCTATAACATGGCAGACGTTTAAAAATTTATTTAAGTCATCCCCATCACTGAAGTTATTATTAAATGTTAAATCTTTTTCAAAGTCCTCTACGTCAAAGGAAAAATCATATGTGTTTTTAACCATAAATTTTTTTAATTTATCTAGAGATTCAGATTTAATTTCATCTAACAGTTCATCCATTTTTGAAAATTCATCAAACACAGATAATGGGTAAAATAATTCGTAGTTATATGATATATGGTCTGGTCTACTTTTATCTACAATACTACGTGCCAAAAAATTAGCCAAGATTATCTGCCAAGGTGTATCTTCTCCTTTTTTCATAAGTGCAATAATATCTTCAGGTGAATTAAGACCTTCCCACTTTATATCCACTCCCTGCCTTCTATATTCTTCTAGTTCTTCATCGGTTGTATTAGATTCTACACCATTTAAAATTTTAGTAAATTCTCTTGATGAAATAACATGAGCCCATCTTTTTGCGACTTCTAGCATTTTATT